TCTGTCAGTTGTTCCGTTCCGTTCTTACTTGTTAAATATTATGGATTTGCATGAACATGACCAAGCACATCTTGATCAAATGCCAGATTATGTATCATATTTAGATAGTGCAACGAGAGATGCTTATGGATACTGTGTTCTTGACAATGGTAGACCTGTTCTTTGTTTTGGTGTTAGTCCACAATGGTATGGTGTCGCAGAGCTTTGGATGATACCAGATAAGCATTTACTAAGAAAGCATAGATTTATATTCCATAGAGGCGCAAAAAAATTTATGGAGCTGATAATGGAAGAGTTGAACTTGCACAGAATCCATGTTACAGTTTTATCTAGCAATATAAAAGCTATCAAATGGATTGAAAGTATATCTTTCCAGAGAGAGGGTGTGCTAAGAAAATATACGTTTGATAAGAAAGATATGATAATATATAGCAAAGTAAAGGAATATTAGAATATGGGTATGCTGTTTAAAAAACCTAAATACACTCCTCCTCCAGGCATAGAGGAAAGTAGACAAGCCACAGCAGAAAGACAAGCAGCAGCAGATGCAGCTGAGAAGAAACAACTAAGAGAGATGGCAGCAAGGAGATCAGCTATGAAAAGAGATCCAAGATCTTTGTTGGGAACAACAGGTTTGCTTGGTATACAAGATGAGTCTGAGGTGCCAACACAAATGTTTGTACGATCACCAACTGACAAAGGAGCTAGATATTAGAAATGGGTGGTATATTTAGAAAGCCAAAGAAAAGAACGCCACCAGAACCACCAGCACCCAGAAGGGAAGAGACTGCAAAGAAAACTGCGCCAGATCAGAAGAAAGATGCGAGAACTGGCACAAGAGGAGGATTGTCTATGAATTTCAATCCAGTAGAAGATGAGCCAAGGACTACATCAAGCATTGGTCCTATAAGAAATAAACTAGATGGAAGTAGAGCATGACGCATATAAGAAATCCAAAATTTAGAATACTAGATGAAAGTCAGGTAGAGAATGGCTAGAAAGTTTGCAAAGGTTCCTAAGTCAAAGAAAGGTGTGCCACTAAAGTATTTGTCTGGCGCAAAGAACCCTAGCGCAAAAGAGGCAGAGATATTGAGAACAAGACGACTATACAAAAAAGGATTATTAACCAAAGCTATGATGGATGAGATATCCAAGAGGAGAGCAAATGCCTAAGTACCCTAGCAGTTACACTTCAAAGTTTAGTAAGTCAACGCTTGACAAAGTATACAAGAGAGGTCTTGGGGCATATTATAGTAGTGGTTCACGAA